GGTTTAGCCTTGCCTGAAAGATCTCGATCGACATCGATGGCACGAACCCAGCCGTTAGCATCAGGATTGTGATCTGAAGGGCGCGCGCTGTGTCGAGTATCGCCGATCCAACCATCAGAAGTTCGATCTCGATCTCCGAAGGTGTCGTCAATCTGTTCTCTTAACTGGATCGCGCACTTAGATAGTCTTGGTTTCATTTGCCTAATTTAAGACCACTTGGAATTGGCTTTGAGTATTCCCATTTTTGTATGTATGCACCTTTGCCGTCAGAATCATCCCATAATGCAATACATCCATTTACGCCGAAATCATCATTAGTTAATTCAGGATAAACCGCAATAATCTCATCATATAAACTCATTTTTATGCTCCTAAATAAGTGACTTGAAATGAAGTAGCGTTTGTATAACCGCTGTTAGTTGCCCAAATATCAAGCGCACCGCCTGATGATTGATAAGCTCTAATTTCAACATAATCGGTGGCGACTAAACCAAAAGTTCCCGAAATGGCAATAGTTAATGAGCCCTCTGCATCCGTTGTAACGTATTGCAAAACTGTTGTACCATTTTTGTAAATTTGAAGTTCTCGGCCGCCTGTTGTATTTGAAGCAAATTCTACAGTTGCTTGAATTAAATACTTGCCATCATAACCTGTTGGAATTGTCATTCTTGTATTGTTCGATGAAGGATTGTGAAAGCTATTGCTATCTAAAATGTCAGTACCATCAAATGTAACTGCAGTTAAAGTAGCATTTGCTAAAGATTGGTTAGCAGTCTTAGTTGCATTCGCACCCACGAATGTAGGTGTAGAGCCACCGACTGCTACCCACGCTGCGCCACTATAGTATTCAGTTGAATTAGTGTCTTTCAAAAAAGACATGTTGCCTTCTTGTGGGCTAGTTACCGCAGCTGTACGGGCTGCCGCATCGGCAAAGACCCAGATTCCCTGCATAAGGTATCCGTTAGTATCTGCGGCTGTGAGAACATCACCTGTGGCGAATGTCTTGAAGCCTTGTCCTGCTGCCATTTGTTCTCCTTAGTAAGAAAGTGTGTTAGTGCCTAGTATCCCATAATCTGTTCCAATAATGAACGAATCAATGATGGGTTCTAGGGTTGTTAATGTGGTTTTCCAGTTACTTGGCTTGATGTCGTGTGACACGCCAAATACCTGCAAAGTCTTGGTTAGGGTCGATGAGCCCGGTTGAGTGGTGGTTACTGTAATTGGATCAAAAAAGTCAAGATCCAAGGCAGCAGTAATGCCAGCATCGTAGTTGGCAGTGTAGAGATCTAAAGTAACAGCATCGCATCGAATTGAAGTTTCTTGGCGAGAAGCAACAAAGGCTCTGGCATTGTCTAGGGCTTCTGCATCTGTTTCCATCAGCAGGTTTTGCTCTTGGAATGAGTGCAAAAAATACTTATCGATCGAAGCTTGATTGCTGGCCACCTGTGGAGTGCCACCAGTACGAGTAACGCTGGCTTTGTTAAAAACCAGAGTATCGTCTAATTTCCAGAGGGCATTGTTATACGAAATGCCAGTGCCATTGTCATCAAATACCACTGGAGTACCAGCCACGCTTGAAGAAGTAAGTTGGCGGTCTTGGAAAACAACATTTCCAAATCCGTCCATATACAGTGAACCATATTCAGTGCTGGTGATCAGCTGCATTGCGGCAAGGGAAGTTCTAAGAGTGCCAGGATCTGCTTGAACTGTGGTCTGCCCAGCATCGATGTCACGCATGCCAGAAGGCCAGCCGATTGCATCGAGGATCTTGCCAATACGAGTGCCAGTAGTTTGACCTGCTGGAGTTGTTGGGACTGTTGTTATTTGGGCATTCTGGAATAGTCTAAAGCCATCGACTGCTTGCACCGTAGTATAAACAATTTCACCCACATCTTTAGGGGTGGTTGTGTTATATGAGGTTATGTAACCTGCAAAGATTGGGTAAGTAGTTCCCTCGTAACTGGCAGTAATAGTTACTTTACGCATTGGAGTTAAAAGTTCATAGTAAGGCGATGATGGGTTCATCGGGTTAAAGTCGCCGTTCTGATCGATGATCCGAAGGCTCATTGTGCCAGTCTGAAATATGTCTGAAAGAGCTGTGCGGCCTCGATTAGTTTTGATTGAATCAACTTGGTTAGATACATCGACTGTGACTGCTGTGCTATCAGCTAAAGCATTGACTCCCAGAACGCCTGAATCAAGAATCATAGGCGAGGCAAAGCCAGCACCTGTTGAAAAGTTGATTATGGCGTTAATTACTGGGAGTGTCATAATTACTCAAACTCTTGCAATGAACCTGGTCGAGTAAATCTTAAACCTTGAGTGTTACCAGTTACTATTGCATCATTTACAGTTTTAACAAGGTCTTGTTCAGCTATTACAGATCCAGTGACGGTGACATTTACAGTTACTGGTGCTTGCATCATATAACCAGAATCATAGTTGCGATCTCTACTTTGACTAGGATTAAAGTTAGTACCAGCCACAGGCGAGCCATTTGTGGCTGAAGCAGCAAGTGCATCAACAGTGGTTTGAGTTTCTGTAACAGAAGCAGCGGCAGCGGCAGCAGCTTCGGCAGCGGCTTCGGCAACATTTATAACCTTGGCCAAGATGTCATCGATTGTGTCATCTTCTTCAAAAATAGTGCTTACAGCGGCTGCTCTATCGGCAGCTTCTTTGTCTGCTGCTGCTTTGTCAGCGGCCGCTTTTTCAGCAGCGGCTTTTTCGGCTGCTGCTTTTGCCGCGGCTACTTTCGCATCATAGTTACGATCTGGATTTTGACCGGGATTGTAATCAACACCAGGAACTAAAATGCCATTAATGGCAGACATGCCTAAACCAACTTTACCAAGTGCTGCCAACGCTAAAGATAAACTGCCAGCCCATGTAGCAAAAGGATCTTTGGCTTGTCCAATGGCTAAAAGATCAGCAGCAATCTTGGCATTCTGCTTCTGAATATCTTCAAGTTTCTTTTGTAATGCTTCAGCCTTGACGGTATCTTCATCAGCAATGGCTTGCATAAGTAGCAAGCGAGTCTTTTCTTCTTCGCTAATCTTGCCTTTTAGAGCAGCAGCAATCTGAATGTTTTGAATATCAAAAACAGCGGCTGCCTTATCAAGTTTTGCTTTATTAGCAGCGGCTAATTTATCGGCTTTAATCTTGTTGGCTGCTATTGCTTTATTGGCAGCGATAGTTTTAGCAGCTGCGGCTTTAGCAGCGGCATCAGATCGTTGAGTATCCATGTTGGATCCACCAGTTAAAGGAACGTTTCCCATGCCTTTGAACTTGGTGATGTCTGTAATTGTGCCACCAGTAATGCCACCAATTACCCAGTCATACCATTTCAACTTACTGGCAACTACAATCATTTTACTTAATGAAGCGGCAACACTATCGATCTTGCTTACTGCTTGATCTACATCACCATTGCCAGCAAGATTTGCGAATGCTTCAATTAAACCAACACCAATGGTTTCTTTGGCATTATTCGTAGCAATAGCCAGTTTGTCCATTGAACCAGAAACTGAGTCTGCTGATTTAATAGCTGCGCCAGCAAAGGTTGCAGCCAAATCTTTTGTAACTTCATCAAAGGATTTAGTTGCAAGATCGGCCTTAGATATACCAACACCCAACTTGCTAAGGGCTGTATTGCTACCTAGAAAAGCCTTTGCTAATGCTGAAGTAACTGAGTCAAGATCTTTGCCAGTGCTTGCGCTGATGTCCATCGCGATACCCATAAGTCGCTGAGTTTCAGCAGTGTCGCGTGTGGCAATGGCTAATCTGGAATAAGATGGGCGAAGTTTGTCATCAACGATTGCATATTCTTTTTCAATCCGTTGGATATAGCCTTCAGCGGTCGCTGCATCGCGTTCTAAGCCGACATTCTTTAAGGCTAGGGCTAATTGTTGCTGAGCCTTCAGATCGGCTGCTGCCGCCTTTACAGAGGCTTTGCCATAGGCAAGAACAGCGGCAGTACTAAAGGTTAAACCTAAAGTTTTGCCTAAACTTTTGACACTCTTCTCAAGACCAGTAGTGGACTTGCCAGCCTTATCAAAGGCTTTCTTGCCAGTAAACTCAGCTGCTAAATCAATTAAAATGTTTGGCATTATCCAACCACCGATGCTCTTTGGTTTAACTTAATCTTTGCTTTTTCAATAGCCTTTAGAACGCCAGTCTGGGCTTTGCCTTGATCTTCTTCATAAGCACGATAAAGGACTCGGCCTTCCATCTTGGCCTTACCCTTCATCGAAGATGAGTATTTGTTATTTAGATTTTGAACAAACTTTGAATCTGGAGTTTTGCGCCCAGCGGTTTCATAGATCGCACCAGCAGCAGTCTTATTGAATAGGCGCGCTAACGATCTGAATCCTCGGCGATTAGGCTTTGAAGGTGTTGTCTTGTAACCAATACCAGCCTTAACCATTGATGCGTTATAGGTAGGGAATCTGCCTTCACCCATTGGTCGAGGTTGCCAACCACTAAGTATTTGACTTTGGGAAGGCGCATAGCCCCTAGCTGTTTTAACAACAGGCTTAAGGGCTATTGCCATCTCTTTAGGTAATTGCTTGGCTAAATCAGGTGTGAACTGCCTCAAGGCTTTACGAAGTGCGACTGCGCCCTTTACTGCGACTGGCATCTTTCATCTCCTTGTTTCGATCTTTCATAGCCTGTAATAAAGCCTTGAACATTCTCGAATCAAGTTCGAGTAAGTCGTTAGGCGCGATACTCGTTTCTAAACTTAATCTTGCGACCAAGTAAGTAAAAGAGTCACGCCCTATAATTCCGGGTCATCATCAAGGACTTCCACCTTTTGAAGTGTGTCCAAGAACTCTGCACCAAACATCTTGACAGTTTCACCGCTACGGCGAATGCACTCCCAAGCTAGCCAATACACATCACTCTGTTTTTCATCGTCACGAAAGGCTTTGTGAAAGCCCTTCTTGGCGTAAACCTCGAATGCGTATTCGATCGATGGGGTTATCTGATGATCAGATACAGAGCCATCTGCCCTTGTGATCTTTAGCTTTGCCATTCTTTTAGCCCTTTTCTTTAGTAGTTAGATTATGACCAAGTACCAGTTGTTGCGATTGCTGTCTTGCTGTTGCAGGTAAATGTAAGATCCATCATACCTTCATCAGCAACTGCGCCGTTAATGTCTGTTAGGTTGTCAACCAAAATTGTTCCAGAATACAAAACATTGGTTGCTGATACAGCAGCTGATGAATCTTGGATTGCTGCAAAAGCAACAGTTGTTCCATAAGCAGCCTGAAGGGTTGCTAAAACGTTTGCTGCTGCTGTGTCGTTTAAGAATGACACTGTGATGGTATCTGCTGAAAGTCCGGTAACGAACTTATGAGCTGTGTCGCCCATTGCAGTAACTTCGATCTGATCTGACACACGATTAAGTGTAAATGCAGTTACATGATCTGAAAGATTGATAGTGGCAATCTTTAGACCAACTTTGTTATTTAGAAAAATTGCCATGATTATTCTTCTTCCTTCTTAGTAGTTACTGGCTTTGGTG